ATAGATCTCCTTGGGTGTGGCAGAGCCGTAAACCGTGCGGGTCATCAGGCGTTCCATATCCGCAATGTAACCCAGCTCTTCGGTCAGGTCGCCGCGGGCCATGGTCTGCTTGACAAGGCTCTCCACAGCGTTCAAGCGGTGGTTGATGAGTGCACTGGAAATAAGCGGCTGCTCGATCCAGCTGCGCAGCATGCGCTTGCCCATGGATGTACTGGTCTTATCCAGCACCCAGAGCAGCGTGCCCCGCTTTTCGCGACCGCGCAGCGTCTCGGTCAGCTCCAGATTGGCGCGGGTCACGGGCGAAAGACGCATGAACTGGGCCTTATTATAGGTTATGACCGTTTTCAGACGTTCCACGCCCTTGATCTGGGTATCGTGCAGATATTCCAGCAGTGCCGCCATGGCAAAGCGCACAAGGCCGTCCGCTGCAATGCCGGTGGTCTGCGCCCAGTCGCGGCCAAACTGGTTTTCCAGCGATGCCGCCACAAGGCCCGGTGCATAGCGCTCCTCTTCGATCAGCTCCACCGAACAAGTCATATTCTTTTTGATGTACGCCGTCACCTCGCGGCAGTCCAGCAGACCCGGATTCATCAGCACTTCGCTGGGATGGTAGCGGCACAGCTCCGTAATGACCGCCGGGGCGATCTTGTCTGCATTCAGCTCTGTGATATGGGCCGTACCGGTAGAGACATCCGCAAAGCACAAACCTGCTTTCTTTCCTTTGAGGAAGATACTGGCAATGTAGTTATTGCGGTCATCCTGCAGCATACTGCTCTCAATGACCGTGCCGGGTGTGACCACGCGGATGATGTCCCGCTTGACAAGGCCCTTGGCCTTGGCCGGGTCTTCCACCTGCTCACAGATGGCTACTTTGTAGCCCTTGGCGATCAGCCGCGCCACATAGCCCTCGTAGCTGTGGAAGGGCACGCCGCACATGGGTGCTCGCTCTTCCATGCCGCACTGCTTGCCGGTCAGGGTCAGATCCAGTTCCTTGGATGCCGTCAGGGCATCGTCAAAGAACATCTCATAAAAATCGCCGATGCGGTAAAACAGAATTTCGTCCTTATGTTGTTTTTTGATCTCAAGATATTGCTGCATCATGGGCGACAGCTCTGCCATGGTTTACCCTCTCTCCCGTTCTATGGTTCTGTGCACAAGTTTGCGGCTTGTAACCGCTTTTGCAAACAAAACGCGGTCTGTTTTGCACAGCCGCGTTTTGTTTTTGCCGGTTTTAGTGGCAGCCGCCGCAGGTGGAGCAGCTGCCGGTGCAGGAAGCAGAAGGCTCCTGTACCGTCATGGGGTCGCCGCCATTCATGGCAGTGTTGATGATGGCATCGATATAGTTCACGAGGTTCTCGCAGTCACGCTTGGCCTCGTTGTAAGCCACCATGCCCTCGTTGCCCATGATCTGGCCGTACAGGCTGTTCACCTTTTCGTTCAGTTCGGCGATGCGGGCATCGTTGCGCTCGCTCTTGCCGATCTCATTGTTCAGATCCATGCGGGCGAGGTTGAACTCGCCGATCAGGTTCTGCAGCTCTTCGTCCTTATCGTTTGCCTTGCGGGTCTGATCCAGAACGAGGTAGCGGCTATCGGTCTGCAGCGCAACGGCTGCGCGCTTGAAAAGATCAATGCAATCCATTTGAATGGTCTCCTTCTTATTTATACGTTCAGGGGCACTGCCCCGGAATCACTCAGGCAAGCTCACCCAGCAGCACAGTCGCCCGTGCGCCCGTGAGATGTACGTTGGCATAGCTGCCCATCAGGGAAGCATCTGCCGTGAACTCCACCGTCAGGTTGTTGTCCAGACGGCCGGAGAGGGTGCCCTCATTGCGGCCAAAGCCCTCTACCAGTACCTTCACAGTCTGGCCAACCTGCGCCTTGACCAGCGCCATGGCGATCTCGTCCTGCAGCTTGAGCAGGCGGGTCATGCGGTCGGTCTTTTCCTTGCGGGGGGTGGGGTCCGGCATTTCGGCAGCCTTGGTGCCGGTGCGCTTGGAATAGATAAAGGTGAACAGCTGCATATAGCCCACCTTCTGCACCAGTTCCAGCGTCTTTACAAAGTCCGCTTCGGTCTCGCCGGGGAAGCCAACGATAATGTCACTGGAAAAGGTGATGCCGGGCACCGTTTTGCGAGCGTATTCGATCAGCTCCATGTACTGCTCCACCGTGTAGTGGCGGTTCATCTTCTTCAGCAGTTCATCGGAGCCGCACTGCACCGGCAGGTGCAGGTGCTTGCACAGCTTCGGCTGGGCGGCAATGGTGTCGATCAGCTTGTGGCTGGCATCCTTGGGGTGGCTGGTCATAAAGCGGATGTGATAATCGCCGGGCACCGTGCACAGCAGGTTGAGCAGATCAGAAAAGTCCACCTTTTCTTCCAGACCCTTGCCGTAGCTGTTGACGTTCTGTCCCAGCAATGTGATCTCCTTATAGCCTGCCTCCACAAGACCGCGGAATTCAGCAAGGATATCACCGGGCTTGCGGCTCTTTTCGCGGCCGCGCACATAAGGCACGATGCAGTAGGTACAGAAGTTGTCGCAGCCGTACATGATGGGCAGCCATGCGCGGAACTCGCTCTCACGCCGGATGGGGATATTCTCCACGATGACCGGGCGCTGGGCGGGCTCCATCAGCACACGCTTATGCTTCTGCAGCTTCTGGGCAATGAGCTGCGGCAGGGTGTCGATGCCGTCCACGCCAAACACCAGGTCAACGTAAGGATAGCTCTGGCGCAGCTTTTCTACCACGTGCTTCTGGTTGGCCATGCATCCGCACAGGCCGATGATGAGATCATGCTTTTTTTCCTTGAGTCCCTTCAGGGCACCTACGTTGCCGAACACACGCTGCTCGGCATGCTCACGCACGGCGCAGGTGTTGAAGAGGATCAGGTCTGCATCCTCGGGCTTATCGCACAGGCCATAGCCGATGTCCATCAGCACGCCCTTGATCCGCTCACCGTCGTTCACGTTCTGCTGACAGCCATAGCTGTGCACAAAGGCCAGCGGCGGCGTATCATAGGCCTGCTTTACCAGCTCAGCGGCAATGTTATTATGTTCAAAACTAATGTATTCCAATCAAACCATCCTTCTCCGCCGGGCCGAAGCGCCCTGTGCGGCGAAAATCTACTTGCACTTTCTGAAAAGAGCCTTCTCTATAGTATACCCTGTTTATACGCTCCGGGCAAGAGGTTCCGTGCAAATTTTATGGTTCAGTGGGCGTTTTCCTGCACCTGCTTCTCGCAGCAGGCCTCGCATACGCCGATCAGCACAACAGCGCAGTCCTGCACATGGCCCTTCTGGTTTTTCACCAGCTTCATTACCTGCTTTTCGTCCACCTCGGCATCGGTCACGCTGCCGCACACGGTGCAGTACAGATGGCTGTGCCAGGGCAGCGTGTGGTCAAAGCGGTCAGCCTTGCCTGGAATGGACACCCGGCGCACCCGGCCCGCATCCACCAGACTATTCAGGTTACGGTATACGGTGCCAAGGCTCAGGCCCGGGCATTCCTTGACCGCAGCATCATAAATTTCCTCGGCGGTGGGGTGGTCGCACAGGTTCTGCACCGTCTGCATGACCAGCTCGCGCTGTTTGGAATATCGCATAACTTCTCCTTTGCTTTCTCCTCATACAAAAGGTCTTGTTCAGACGTTCTCTTCGCCCTTGATCTTTGCCCAGTAGGCACGGGCCGCCTGCTCATTTTTGTTATCGCCAAAGGTGTAATATTTCACGTCCTTGATGGCATCTGGCAGGTATTGCTGTTCCACCCAGTGATGGTCGTAGTCATGGGCGTATTTGTAGTTCTGGCCCTTCACCAGAGCATCCTCACCGTCGTAGTGCTTGTTCTGCAGTTGGCGCGGGATCGGCCCGGTACGGCCCGCCTGCACATCCGCAATGGCCGCGTTGATGGCATCATGGGCACTGTTGGACTTGGGACTGGTGGCCACCAGAATGACGGCATCTGCCAGCGGGAGCCGTGCTTCCGGCAGGCCCACCATGTTGGCGGCATCAATTGCCGCCTTCACAATGGGGATGATCTGTGGATAGGCAAGGCCCACATCCTCGCAGGCACATACCATCAGGCGACGGCAGGCCGAGGGCAGATCTCCTGCTTCCAGCAGACGGGCCAGATAATGCAGCGCCGCATCCGGGTCGGAGCCGCGCATGGACTTCTGGTAGGCTGACACGATGTCGTAGTGGTCATCGCCCTCCCGGTCATACCGCATGGCAGTGCGGCGGGTGACCTGCTGGATCATTTCCAGCGTAATGTGCTTTTCCCCATCCTCAATGGGAGCTGCCGTCACCGCAAAATCAAGACAGCCCAGCGCCTTGCGCAGGTCGCCGCCTGCGCTCTCGGCAAGGTAGGCACAGGCATCCTCGTCCATGCAGACCTTTGTGCTCTCCCCTTCCGAAAGCTTTTTCAGTGCATTGTGCACCCCACGCTCCACATCCGCTGCCGAAAGTGATTTGAACTCAAACACCGTACAGCGGGACAGCAGCGCATTATAAATGTAGAAGTATGGATTTTCGGTGGTGGATGCAATGAGCGTCACCGAGCCGTCCTCAATGCATTCCAGCAGGCTCTGCTGCTGTTTTTTGTTCAGGTACTGGATCTCGTCCAGATACAGCAGGATGCCTCCCGCACCTGCCAGCGTGCCGATATCCTTGAGCACCGCCTTGATGTCCCCGGTGCCGCAGGAAGTGCCATTGAGCTTATGCAGCGTCATACCGCTGTTTTCTGCAATGATGCGTGCCACCGTCGTTTTTCCGGTACCGGACGGGCCGTAGAAGATCATGTTCGGGATGCGTCCGCTCTCGATGGTACGGCGGAACACCCTGCCCGGTGCCAGCAGATGCTGCTGACCGCAGACATCTGCCAGTGTTTTGGGCCGCAGACGCTGTGCCAGTGGTTCGTTCATCGTGTTTTCCTCCTCCTGTACCGAGGCGCGATTCCCCCAGCATTTTTCTATAGTATATCGCATTTTGGCAGTAAGAGCAAGGTTTTATCTGAAAATCATTCTCAGATAATTTTTGCCCGCAGTTTACAAAAAACGCAAAACATGGTATTATCGTATCAGCTTTTGTCGATGGGAGTGGATGAAATGCCTGTTCGTAAAAAAGCACCAGAAGACCTTACTGCAAAAAAGGCGCTGGCGCTGGAAGTGATCGACCGGTTAAAAAAAGAATACCCAGATGCCGGCTGTACATTGGATTATGACCATGCCTGGCAGCTTCTGGTCAGCGTGCGTCTGGCAGCCCAGTGCACCGATGCCCGCGTGAACATTGTGGTGGAAGACCTGTTTGCCAAATATCCCAATGTTGCTGCGCTGGCTGCTGCAGAACCCGAAGACATTGAAGCCATCGTCAAGCCCTGCGGGTTGGGACACTCCAAAGCGCGGGATATCTCCGCCTGTATGCGGGTGCTGCGCGATAAATACGGTTGTCAGGTGCCCACCACCTTTGAAGAGCTGCTCGCCCTGCCCGGCGTAGGCCGCAAGAGCGCAAACCTTATCATGGGCGATGTGTTTGGCAAGCCTGCTATCGTAACAGACACCCACTGCATCCGGCTGTGCAACAAGATCGGCCTTGTGGACGGCATCAAGGAACCGCAGAAGGTGGAAATGGCCCTGTGGAAGATCGTTCCTCCGGAAGAAGGCAGCGACCTGTGCCACCGCTTTGTGATGCATGGTCGGGCAGTGTGCAATGCGCGCAAACCAGAATGCGAAAAATGTTGTTTGAAGGATATTTGCCGCTTTGCCCGGGAAACCGCCGGGCAGAGCGCAGAGCTTTAAAACTCAGGAGGTAGAATATTATGTTTGGTTTTATTTTCAGTCTGCTGATCGGCGCTCTGGCTGGTTACATCGCCGGCCGCATTATGGGCAGCGAAACTTCCACCGTGCGCAATATCGTGCTGGGCATTCTGGGCGGTTTTGTAGGCAGCATCGTGTTCGGCCTGATCGGTCTGAGCGCTACCGGCATCGTGGGTGAGATCCTCGTTTCCGTTGTGGGTGCCTGCATCTGCATTTGGATCGGCCGTAAGCTGTTCAACTGATTATTCTTGTGTGCAAAGCTGCTCTTCGAGTTTTTCTCGGAGGGCAGTTATTTTTTTGCGTCACAGACTATTTGCACCTGTTCTGCCGCAAAATCAAATCTTGACAGCGCACAGGAAGTATGATAGAATATTTCTCGTTGCAGAACATGCAAGAAATTTTTATCTGCTACTGTGGCTCAGCTGGTAGAGCAGCTCACTCGTAATGAGCAGGTCGCCTGTTCGAATCAGGTCAGTAGCTCCAAAGAGAAATCCCCAAAAAGTGGCTTTGTGCCTAGCTTTTTGGGGATTTTTCTTTTTATAGCCGTCCTTCGGTTTTTAGAAAAAAACGCCTTAATTACCCTTATTTTACCACAACTTCCCTAAATCAGTGGCGCAAAAAGTGGCGCAGAATGGCACACAGCATCAGATTATTTTCGTGCTCTGTATCGCTGTGTATACTTTCCCTGCGCCTTCAGCTTGTCGTAGGTCTGGCCTGCCTGAAGGGCTGCTGCTATACTATGACTTTGTTGGCGTTAACATTTTCGTGATGCCGCGAAAACATCACATATAGGTTTTCTGGCTGCGCACCTGTGCTTCGATCATCGGCTTCAGGTAGCTGTCGAGGTCGCCAAAGGTCTCCTTGATGAACGTGATGGTCTCCTGCGTCAGGGCTTTCTTCGCTGCAGCCAGTGCGCGGTTGTAGGCAATGCGCTGCGCAGCCTCGTCGAACTTGTCCTGTTCCTTCAGGGCATCAACGTAGGTCTGGTTGACGTACTGGACGGCGTTGAACACCGCGTTGGCGGCATTCTGGAGACAGGTCTGCGCAAACTTGTTGTTGATGTAGCCGTTTGCAATGCTGACACCTTTGTTCAGGCCCCAGCCGAAAATGACGGTCATTGCAGGGATGCAGGCAGTAAGAGCGACTTTCAGGAATTCATTCATAAGAGCTTATCCTTTCTGCTCGGTTTCCGAGCGCTGCTTTAAAATGTCCACGGCCTTGGTGATCGCTGCCGGGATTGGCAGTCCCATCAAGCCCGCGTTTTCGATGATGGAAATGGTCTCGTTGCAGATAAAGCCGATCACAACGGCATCCCGCACAAAGGTGGAACCCATCACGGCATCCAGCCTGCAGGCCACCAGCACGATCAGCAGCGTTTCGCCCTTGCGGCACAGGCCCTTCCAGCCTGCGCGGCTTTCCAGCGTGCCGCTTTTGGTCTTGGGGCTTGCATGGAACACTCCTGCCACGATCAGCCCGGTGATGTAGTCGATGGCCATAAAGATGATGAGCGTCTGCAGCGCTGCGTCCCACCCGCCAAACAGGCTGGAAAACGCAGCGCCCAACGCACCCACCGCCATGCAGAAATAATCTTTCAAAACGTCACCCCCCTCACAGTGTCCACCGGCTCTTGTTCGGGCGGGTGTCTACATGCACCCAGCCCTTTGCCCGGCCTGACTTGACCGGGTAGCGGCCCACGCCGCCCCAGCCGGGCATCAGGCTTTCGGCGTAGGCGGCCACAGCCAGTGGGTCGGTGTCCTGCACCTGAATGTCAGCGGCCCGGCCCAGCAGGTGCTGGCTGGATCTGGAGCCGCCCACCTTGGTGTTGTGGCTGGCGGTGCGGTAGCCGCTGGTGATGGTCACCGGCTTGCCGAAGTGCTCCCGGATGCACTGCAGCAGCACCACAAGACCCTCGTCAATGAGGATGGTGTCGGTGCCGTCGCGGCAGCGGAATTCCCGCACACGGAACGCGGGAGAGAGCTGCTTTGCACCATCATTCTTCAAACTGTACTGCTTGATTGCCATATGTATCACGTCCTTTCATAGGATCAAGCCACGGGCTTATTTTTCCAATTCTGCCTTGATGGCTTCCAGATCGTCCGTGGTCAGGGACGGGTAGTCGGCGGCGATGTCTTCAAAGACTTCACCGGCGGCAATGCGGATTTTGAAAGCGCGGGTCATAATGCGAAGTTTGAGTGCGTTCAGGGTTTTCATAAAAATCAGCCTCCAATCAAATCAGCCATCATCAAAATAATATCGTTGTTTGCGGCTTCCAGCGCGTCCACGCGCTCCGGCAGCTTCTTCCGTGCTTCGGCCTTTTTGCGTGCTTCTTCCTGCGCGGCCAACTCTTCGTCCGTATAACGGATGTATCTCTGCACCGGCACCTGTTCGGTCCATGCGGCCTGCGCAGGCACGCCCGGCACATCCACCACCCGCTGCACGTCCTTGCCGCCGTTGGGGTACTCCGCCACCGTCTCGTAGTGGCTCACTTCCTCCACGCCTTCCACGGCGGGATGCTCCACTGGCTCGGTGTCGTCCACCAGATACCCAAGCGTCAGGTCAGGGTTTTCAATGGCTGCACCGTTCTCGTCAATGATCTTCATGGTTCAAAACCTCCTTTCTCAGGCCACGCGCCGCCAGATGTGCACATAGTAGGCGGCAGGCTGCACGGTGGCGCTGCGGCCGTAGATGGCATTAGACTTGGACGCATCCAGACTGAACTTATATACATCAGAAAAGTTACTGTATTCGCCCGTAGATGCGATCG